TTGCGCAATAACGGCTGGAGTCAACAACGCATTGCCGCGCACATGGGGATCTCGCGCTATCGCGTGAGAATGGCGCTGACATGAGCGAACCATCCTGGAGACAACTCAGCTTTATTCCTGAGTCAGTACTGAAATCTACAGTGCTAAAAGCATGTGGCATTGAGCCACCTGTAAGTGCAATTTGTAGGTTTTTTGATGGCGGTCTGTTTCGCGTTTTTGCTACGGTCCCGCCTGGGGTAAATTACGCCGAGGGAATCCAATTTACGCTTTATCAGGAAACAGGCAGCAGATTATTCACAGACTATAAGCAGGTGCTGCGGGCCGCAAAAGCTGCCAGTGGGACTCCTACTGGCGATGCGTTGCGACAATGGTTTGCTTATTACAATTCAAAGCCATGAAAACAATTCTACTTCCATCGCAGGAAGAACTCCATAGATTTTTCAACTACAAAGAAGGCTATTTGTATCGCAAAATTCAAACAAGTTCTAATGCAAAAATTAATGATAAAGCAGGTTATTTGCACCCCTCAGGCTACTTACTTGTATCGATAAATTGTCAAAAATATCCAGTTCATAGGATTATTTGGTGTTACCACTTCGGTTCAATTCCTAGTAAATTGGAAATTGATCACATCGATGGCAATAAAAAAAATAATATGATAGAAAATTTACGACTTGCAACTCGCAGTCAGAATAAATCTAATAATAAACGTGCACGCTGCGATTCAAAAAGCAATATTTTAGGTGTTTATTGGCATAAAGCAAAAAGCAAATGGGTAGCTCAAATTAGAAAAAATAATAAAAATTTTTATCTTGGCTCTTTTGTAAACCAAGAAAATGCTATTGCAGCACGGAAGGCAGCAGAATTGCAACATTTTGGTGAGTTTGCGCCATGACCGCCCCAACCTTAAAGCGTGTCAAAACTGCCGATGGCTTTATATGGGAAATTGCTTATGCCGGGATGATTAGACAACACAGTCAAAGTTGGCAGGCAGTTATCTTTTTCCACCAAGCAATGGAATGCTATCAGCGCGACAACGCAGGCAATTTAAAAGCTTTATTGCACAACCCAGATTCTACGCAGCATTAACTTTATCTCGTCCATTTGGTGGTTCATCGTTGTCATTACCGGGTAGTGGATGCGGAATGAGTTCGTAATCAAGCAAGTGCTCAGATGAAGAGGCTAATTCCTCAAGCTGGCTAACTAAATTATTGGCTAATGTGTCGGGATCATGTATGCTCTCAACATACAATAATGCTGATATTTCAACAATATAGCGGTTCATGTCGCAGGTTCACGGATGATTCCAAGTCTAGTTCACGGGGTATCTATTCCTGCTATCCATCTTTTTAAACAATCTTCGCGTAGTGGGCAATACCATTCCTGTTGTCGAAACCATTCAAGCCACGGATGGGACGACTTGTGGCTATTGCAATTTAGGCAGCAAGCCACCAAATTTGTAGCCTGGGTCTCGCCGCCTTTTGAGCGTGGGATAATATGATCTAACGTTGCACTACGCCCCAGGGGTTCATCGCAATATGCGCATCGACCTGACCATGCGGCGATTATAGTTTTGCGGAATCTGTGCTTAGTAGTTTTTTTGGTGACCAGTTCGGTTCCGTCGATGTGATGATCCACTGGTTCCCGCTACGGTTTTGGTTAGATGTACATACAGCGAACGCCTAACTAACTCACCTCATGGTTTTACCAACAGCGCCCAACCTGTCGCTGCGCCATCTGGCATCCAACGGCGGTTGAAACGCTCCTTGCTGTACTTGATACCAGCGCCACCGGTATTCTTGACATAGCCACCGTTGACGAGATCAGCCTCCCCATTTGGATCGTTGAGGATCCAGTGGCCCGCATCAGTAAAGCCAATCACCACGCTCCAATGTCCACCCCCACTTGGTGAATTACTTGGCCCCTGGTGAAGCCAGCCCACGGCAACGGGTCTGCCAGCACGCAACTCAAGTTCAAGCAAACCTGGGGCGCAGTTGGTGACGAACCTGGCTTGCAAACCTAAGGAACGCAGTGCTGCCAGTTGCGCTTGTGAATCGGTCGTATCGCCATATTTTGCCCGAATCAAATTGTATTCATTATCGCTCTTCACTTTGCCGTAAAACTTAGCAATCATCGCGCAACTACTGGAGAAACATTCTCTATAACCGGTGCCGCTTTTGTTATCATTTTGCGCCTCGTATGGCACTTTTAGTAACACAGATGTTGCTTTCTGGCTAATGCCCCACAGTTTGCCCTCCGCTTCACGGCGGCGACGCAATCCCGCTTCAACGCTGCTGCCTGGGTTTACGTACAACATCATCGCGCTAGGTACTGCGTCGTAATCTGACTCCCTCAGGCATCTGCTGATCGTCACGAAATCTGAGCTACCGCAGAAATGCCAACCAACGTTCCAGGCAAAGGACACCAATGCGTTCTGCCGATTCGGTGCCAGCGTCTTCCAGCCAGGTACTGTTTTTGCTAACGCTGGTACAACTTTGGTTTCAATCCAATTGTCTAGCATTGCATCAGCATCCTCGCGGCTGATAGAATCACCTTTTTTTACGAGTGCATCATTAAGTGATGTAAAGCCCCATCCGATGGTCCAAGGCTTATCGCCAGTACCTGGATCGGGATAGGCGCTCGACTCGAAACCTTCAAACTCGCGGATTAGTTTTGCGGCTGGCTCCCACGCCAATGCTGCCTTGGGTTTTGGGTCAGCCCTGAATTTGCTCAGAAATTCCTTCTGCTCCTCGATAGTTAGCAAGTCCCACGCATAATTGAATGCTGCCTGCTGGTGCCCGAGCGGCGGCTTTGATAATGCCTTCGCCGCTGCTAGGAAATTGCTCACTTTTTAACCAGTGGCGTAAAGATGCCAGCCAAGATTTCAATAGCGCGGTAAAGCTTGACAAACAATGCAGTGTAACGACCTAGGCGGTCATTATCTTTTGGCGTTGGGGTCAGGTTTACTACCGCGACGGCTGTAGCGTGTACGCCAATTGCAGCGGCTGTATATGAAGCGATGGATTCAGGAGTGATAATCATGGTAATAATTAACGCACCTCTAGCTTACTGACGCGGTTTTCCACTTGGTTCAACCTGCTAAATATTTCCCTGTTGGTCTCCTTAATGTCCACATGGATAATTTCCAAAGTCGCCGCAATGTGTTCAACGCTACTGGTTAGCTTTGTAATTGCGTTGCTTGCTTCCTCGTTGCGCTTGCTTGCCCCCACGGACAGCATCGCAGCCACGCTAATGCTTGCCCCTGCAATTGCTGCTACTAGCTCGATCATGGGGCAGCAGCAATGGGTCTCGACGATGCGCCTAGTCTAACGGCTCAGAATCCTGCTGAAGTGCTGCCATTGCTAAAAAACTCCACCCCGTTAGTAGGAGCAGGCTCAGGGATAGGATTCCAATCGCTGTACGCATTGCTGGTAATGTACGCCGCTAATTCAGCGGTAGTAGTGGTGGCATTAATCGATGTGATCTTACCACCTGCTGCATCACGGATACGCTGGCGGTCAGCTTTAGTCTCAGCCGACATTAACTTTCCGTTATCAGCTTCGCGGATCACTTGCCAGTCAGTTGGTGCAAGCAGCGTGTTTGCTGTGGTGCGTGTCTGCTGCACCCACTGCTCCACCAGTTGCGTGTGATCCTTGGGTAGTCCTGGCCCCCAGTAGAAGCGCTGATCGTACCAGGCAGGATCAGGCTCTTCGGTAATCCCAATCGCAGCCCGCTCGTCAGGGCTCGATAATCTCAGCCAATTCGCTGGGTACTGAGTGCCGTCTGGCGTTACAAATGCTGAATCAGGGCTTAATGGATGGCCGTTTAGCAGAAACATTGGTTTAGAGCATTGGTGTAATTTTACTGGGCTGACTAGACGTGTCCACTACTTACCTAGCGCGGGAGTAGTTGAAGGGTGCTTCAGCAAATGCCGCATAAATTATCGTCCCAGAGTTGATGTCACCACCAGTGGCACGCAGCTTAAAGCCGTTGCTGAGGAAATCAATAAACGAAGCACTGTATTCGGAGCCGCTTGATTGGGCCTCCAGAATTGAAGCCCCTACGTTGTAGGTGGTTCTTGTGGCATCCATTATATACCAACCGTTTCCAGATGCGTCTGATCTTTTAATCATTAACCACTTAACCTTGAAACCGGTATACACAAACGGCCCATCTGAGCTGCCATTGCCGGTGTAACTTCCAAAGCTAGAGTACCCGACTACTGGGGCGAAGCAATATGCGACCATCGTTCGACCACTGGTGGTGGTAACTGCGTCTTGGTTGTAGAAAACCGTGGAAGTATTTGTGCCTCCAAAGGCAATTGTCCCTGCAGCGGCTGTGGTGTCAAGAACTAACACCCCAGAATCACCTATGCTTACATGGCGAACCAACCACGTCTCAGCATTACTTCTGCATTTGTGAATAATCATCGCTGGTTTTACACCAAGCCCATGCCCCACTGTATAAATTCCAGCGCCAGCGGTCCAAGTAACAACGCTAAACCCAGCCGTAGCATTAGCCCGCACCTGACTAGTGATGCTGCCTGCTGTGTTGGATACGGTTGAGGTGCCTGCGTCCCAGGTCCAGCCAACAAACGTTGCTGAGTTGGTATTGACATCTCCACCAGTTCCAAGAGAAAAACCGTCGGAATTAAAAGCCGTAAGGTTTGTGCTTATTGTTTGCTCAGCTCTAGTGGAGTTTGAGTACAAATAGGCATTGGTTCCTCTTACGGTATCAACCAAGTTGTGCTCAAGAGCGCCACTACTGCGTGACTTAATCCACACTAAATCAGGACTGAACGCTAATCCAGTAATACTTTGGGATGCACCTGTGCCGGTATATAGAGCAACATCCATCACCGTATTAGACTTCGTGACTAATGGGGCTGGCAGGTTCTGTGTGCAGAGTCCTTTGAAGCCTGATGGTGCTGTGTAGGCAAATGCGCGTTGGCCGTAATTTATATCCCAGCTTGAATTGCTGTAACTATTTACAACAGAAAAATATGGTCCTACTGTTAGTCCAGTAGCGATTGTTCCTTGCAAGCTGCCATTCTTATAACCAAATAATTCTCCTGTATCGGCATTAAATGCAATTCCTATAATATCTGATGTAGTGTAAGTAGCGCCAAAAGAAGAACCATGGTCGCCATTCACAAACTTTTGCCCATTTGCATGGTACGCATAAACATTCGATTGATCAACGCTATCTGATAAATTTATGGGTGGCTTTGCAATCCCCAATCCGCTTGTTCCAGAAAAATCTCCCGTAGCAAACGTACCTTCCCAATACCACTTCCCAGAACTCATACCTATGGTGCTAGTACACAGACGTGATGACGCACTTGTAAAAGTAAAAAAAAGATTTCCGTTGGATAGTGTCGTGCTTGGGCCTGCGTTTAGCGGATTCAGCGTTGCATAATTACCCCTCACGGTTCCGCCCACGCCGGTGTCGGTCCCGTAATTAGTGGGGGAGTCTACGAGGGAATCGTTGCCTGCACCAGCGGTGACGGATAAGTTATTCGGGGTCCAGTTGTTCCCCAGCCCGCTATAGTCCTTCCCTAGTGTGCTGGCAGTGTTGCTGGAGTTATCAGCAAACAAAAGGTTGAAGCCATTTGTTCCGTAACTGCCGGTGTATGTTTTTGGTATGAGTTGCCCAGTAGTGGCATCGGTTTCGGTGAAACTGCTGGGGGTTAATGCTTGGCCGTCGATCAGATGGATATTTGTTAAGTAAAAATTGGCATAGCTAGAAGATGCTGACGATCCAATAGTATGGGAAACAGTATTGTTTATTTGGTGGTTGCTAGAACCGGGGCCAACTGTGGTGTCAAATGCAGTTACTTCAACTCCGTTAACATATAACTTGGCGGCAGTAGATCCGTTGATAGAAAATACCAAATGATACCAGGCGGAAGTATCACGAAATACTTGCGTAGTTACAAAACGAGTATTTGCAGATCCGCCTACAACATTTTGAAAATTTAACTTGTCATTTGAGCCAAAATAAACTTCCGTATAATTGGAACTATCTGACGTTGCGCGGAAAAGATGGTATTCTCCTAACCCAGAACGTTTTATCCAAGTAGACCAAGTATAAATGGTTCTATTTCCCGCAGTGCCGGGGACTCTAGACAAGAAACCACTGTCACTACTGTTGAATCTGAGACTACGCTCTATCTGCAAACCACCAGCGGCGGCTGCACTTTTTAGTAGTAGCGGATTAGCACTTCCAGGAATCATTAGGAAATCGTGTTGGTAAGTAGTTGCGCCGTAATGCGGCTGGATGATTCAACATAATAGGCAATCACGTTGACGCTGCTAAGCGTAGTGCTCACGCTAGGTGCACCGCTTTGAAACTTCCAATTACCACCGTATGCAACAAGGGCAGCCGTTGTACCGTTTTGAGTGATAGTCACAACGCCCGACTGTCCAGCAGTTTGGTTGCTTGGGTTTGCCAATGTTACGGTGCCGCCTGCTGGCAAGCTAAGGCTAAAATTATTTGCTGTGGCAAGATCTAATGTTGTTGTACCAGCAGCAACAGCACCTAACGCCGATACCGTTCCACGTTGCGCAACGGAGAATGACTGAACGGCATTTGTTGCGGCAATGTTAGTGATCGCGCCAGTACTACCATTAACGCTTAAGACGCCCGTATTAGCGACTGCGGTGCCTGTAACTGATATCCCGCTGCCTGCCGTTACAACCGTAATAGCAGCGCTACCATCAAAACTTACGCCCTGAATATTACGTGCTGTAGCTAATGTCGTTGCAGTTGACGCATTACCAGTTAATGCTGCTGTAACCGTACCAGCAGTAAAGTTACCGCTTGCATCCCTTGCAACAATTGCAGATGCAGTATTAGCGCTTGCCGCAGTAGTGGCGCTATTGCTGACCTTGCCAGCGGTAGCGATAGTTGCAAGTTTAGTATCAACAATGGCGGCAGATGCGTTTATATCAGCATTAACGATTGAAGCGTTGCCGCTAACAATGACCGTACCAGTTTCATTGGGCAGCGTGATTGTTCGATCAGCCGTAGGATCAGTTACGGCAACTGTTATTTCAAATGCGTTTGCTGTCGAGCCCTCAAAACTCAAACTACCAGTAGTGCCAATCTCCAAGTTGCCTGTTACCGTACCGCCGGCAATTGGTAATTTTTCTGTATCTAATTCTTGAATCGCAAGTTGAACATTAGCGGAAGAGATGCTGCCTGCTGGCGTAAAGCTAACATTGCTAGCAACTTGTGCCGTAATTGTTTGCGATACGTCAATTTCAGTCCACGACGTACCGTTAGATAACACAATGTCTGGTGGTGTTAGCGCTACCTGTGGCGCATTACCCGAAGTAATGGTGCCAGCTTCAGATACAACTAAGTAATAACGACTATTACCTGCGGCTGCAGCCGGTAATGCTTGACCTATTGCTAGGCCTATTGCTGTGCCTTCTGATGTAACAGAAGCAACTAGCCCAGTTCCACTACCCAGAGAAGCATCGAAGGTTCCGGCGAATACAATTTCACCCACTGAAATTCCAATTGGCTGGTAAACATTGCCGTCCCAAAGAAAAAGATCGCGGCTGAGAGGGTTGAAGAAAAATTCTCCAATATGATCAGCAGTTGGTTGTGTATCGCCAATCTTAGTAACAGCGTAATTTGCTATTTTTGCACCTGTAATCGTATTAGCTGCAATACGTGCAATATCAACGCTACCAGTTGTGATCTTACTTGCATCAAGAACTGGGATATCACCTGCTGTTAATGCTGCCCCTGCGGTAACAACACCTTTGCTATTTACTGTGACTTTTGGATATGCAGTGCCGCCTGCAACGTTTGCTTGCACCGCAAGTAACAATTGGTTGCTGCCATTTAAACCAAACTCATCACCAATTTTTATGCCGCCCAGAACACTGGTAGTAGCAACACTGGTTGAGAGGATGCCATTGCCATCAACAGCTAAGCCAGTCCCTGCAATAACAGCGCCTTTTACTGCAGTAGTAGCAACAGGCAAATCAGCCGCGACTAAAGCAGCCGTGCTAACAATATGGCCTTGCAGGTCGTAGGTGATACCGCTGCGAGTGCTAGCGCCACCTGCAACTGCATTGCTGTGGCTTAATGCGCCACCGCCTGTGAGCGCAAGACCGCCTGCTGCTGGTATTGATACGCCACCAACAACAGATGATGTGGCAACTGGTACATCAGCGCCAGTCAATGTGGTGCCAGTAGTTATGTGGCCTTTATTGTCTGTGGTGACCTTCGTATAGGTGCCAGCAGTCGCCCCACTGGTCGCATGTTCGAGGCTGCCAGTGCCGGCATTACGGACAATCGGGCTGGTAGGTGCTACTAGTTGCAGATTGCTGCTGCTAACCGTTACGCCGCCAGTAGCTGGGATGGTGCTGGTGTCTAATTTGGCAGCGGTTACCGTGCCATTCGTAAGATTGGTGCCGCTGATGCCGCTGAGGTTTACCTTTGCTACTGGTATTGATGCGTCATCTACTAATGCAGCGCCTTGCTGTACTAAATTCTTAACTGTGATTTTCTTAGTGTCACTACCTGCAATGGAAAATACTGGCAACACATCTGCTGCTGCTGGCGTTGTCTCAGCAGTTAGCTGATCTATGCGCTGGTTAGCCATTACAGTTCTTCTCCAAGCTCCAGGATGTCCGCGTCAGCGGTGCTTAGAACCAGTCTATCACCCGCAGAGTTGAGCAACAGGTCAGCCCAAGTGACAGTTTGCACTCGTAGCTTGATTTCGCCAGTAGTGACAAACGTAAATGTACTACCAATTATGTCACCTGCTGCGCAACTAATTGCGGCATTAGTCATTACGCCATTGATTTCATACCACACCGAATCATTTGCAGCATTAACGCCTTGTGCTTGCCCTTCGCCTAAGATGTATAAATTAGCTTTAAAATCACTGCCAAACTGTTGCCGCAATAATAGATTATGCAGATACACTGCAATCTCAGTTTCGCCTGCGACTGCATAATCAAAAATACACTCGATACTGCCTGATCCGGTGATCAAGGTGCTGTATTGATTTCTAAATTCATCACCTAATCCTGTTGTATCAACCGCCTCGCGATCAGTCGATAATTC